TATGAATAGAGATAATATTATTAAGCTCGACAAACCTCCTAAAAGAATTGATATCGTTCCTGTAATTGCAGGACAGGGAGGATGGGCTGCGCTTGGAACCTTTCTTCTTCAGGTTCTCATAGCGGCAGCTATATCATTTGCTTTATACTTGCTTATAGAACCATCAGATCCAGAAGCGCCAGAAACCGAAGCGGCTACGAGAGGAGTAGACGAGTCTTTCCTGTTCTCTAACAAAGCAAATATTGCACAGCAGGGTACAAGTGTACCACTTGGTTATGGTAGGCTTAGAGTCGGATCTCATGTTATCCACTTCACAAGTAAAAACTTCGCGCAAAACACAAAGACCACAGACTTAATGAAGAAAAACATTCACGGTGCAGGTTTTATACAAACAAGCGAGAGTACTTATATTTAAGTAAAAATGATACATAAAAAACAAAAGGAAAGAATAGCAGGTTCTATAAAGGGGCCTCCTAAGCCTCCTCCTCCACCACCTCCAAAGCTTAGACCTCCAGAGCTTGGAGATTATAGAAACGCGTCTTCATATTCTGTTGCAGAAACAGTAGACCTTATTTGTGATGGACCTATATTGGGTTTAGTAAATAAATTTGGCGCACTTCTGTCACCAACCCAAATACTACAAGGTATATATTTAAATGACGTGCCAGTGCAAGAACCAACTATGGCTGGAATACAATCTTCTATAATTGGTTTGAATTTAAACGATTATAACCAAAAAGCATATCAATTTTTAGAGAGAGAACCATCTGAAGGTTTTGGAGTTGAAAGGTCTTTTTCAATGAAATCAGAAGTTTATCAAAGAGAGCTTTTGGCTCTTTCAGAAAAAACAAACAAAGAAAAAAATGGGGTTGTAACACAGCCGTTTTTTAGTTCTGCATTTAAAGCTATAGCTGACGCTATAGAGGCAGGAGAATTAGCGGACTCAAGAGGAGATGGTTTTGAATTGCCCCACCACAAAAGAAGCGGTAAGTTTTTATTCGCAAAGTTTATAGAAGAACTACAAGATTCAGAAGGTTCAAAAACAAGAACAACAAATACTTATCCTTTGCAATTTGATTTAAAAAACCAAACGCATGATACTTATTTCATCGACAAAGATCTTATTGTTGGGAACCCAATACATGTAATTAAAACAGAAGATGAAAAATGTTCTATAGATTTAAGTTTTACTCCACAAAATAAAAAATGCATGTTAGTGGAAGGTTCTAGTTTTTTTAAAGGAATAAGCGAAATAGAAAAAACTTTAATCTCAGACAACAAAAAAGAAAAAGAAATGTTAAAAGACGTTTTGTTTTATTCTCTAGAGGTGGAGTTTAATGAGCAAGATTTTTTAGAAAATAAACTTTACACCTCTACATTAGAAGAATTCCAAAATATATTATGCGAAATATATAATCGTGAAAATAAATTAGCTCAATTATTTGGAGATACAAGCGAATGGATTAGTCCTTATATATGTTTTTCATATACTGGTTTGCTAGAGGGTTTTGATAGCAAAATTCATAAAAATGTTTTTAAAGACAAAACAGAAGATGATAAAATATTTCTTGCTTTGGCTTCAGACCTGAAAGATGTAGGCGACCTTAACCCAAGAAGTTTTAAATCTTTGCTTTACCCTGCTTTAGATCATCTTGGTAATTGGAGTGGGTATGTTAAAGGTTTTTATTATATAAAACTAAACGAAGAGTTTATTCTGGATCAAAATTATGATGAAACTAATGTAGATTTTTATGCAGAGCTTACGAAAAGTAGCTCAATTAATTTTATAAAAGAAAACGTTCGTTTGTCAATTTCAAAAAACGGTATTGAGTTATGAGTTGCGAAACATCACAAGGGTATAACAGTGCCGCCGCTAAGTATAATTGGTCTAATGTTTTGGCCGAATATAGAAGCGGTACTGACGACCAAACAAAATTAAGTCACTTTAAAGAAATAAGAATAGACTATAATTATAATTATAAATTATACGGGCCTTTTGATGATTACTACTTAAAAATGCGTATCGTTCTTAATGACGATGGCAGCCCTAAATTTGATGGAGGAGCGCCGAAGACAAATTACCCTATAACTAGTCATGACGGAAGTAATGATTACAGAGATTCAACTGAATATTTTTATGGAGACTGGTCTAACGCCAGTAAATTTACGGAAAAGGCTAACGTTTTAACACATTACGTAATAAACCCAAATGTAAAGAAGTTTTTTTTAACTCTTCAAATAAACAATCTTAGCGACACTCTGGAAAAATCTACAGGAAGCTATCCAGACTACACAATGGAAGCTGGCGCTCAATTACCAGGAATTTTGAAGTTTAATGTTAGATGGGGTAAAGAGGATAGATTTGGTAATAAAGCTGAGACTGGTTATAGAGAGTATCACATAGTAGCCTTAGTAACATCGGCTACACTTTTAGACGTTGGGAATCCAGATGACTCTAATGGTACTTTTAATAGAATTAATTTCACCAATGAGAATTTATATTCAATATTTACCCTACCTGATTTAGATAACCCAGAAAATGCAACAGATTTAGATGTTACTTATGACGAGAGGACAAAAGAAAGGAGGTGGGTTTCAGTAGAAAAAATGACTAACGAAACAAACTCTTCTTTAATGCAATCTGCTTGTCTTGTCGCTAAAATAACAGAGGTGCAAGAAGCACAGTTTACTTATTCATATTCTACACTAGTGGGCACAAAGCTAGACTCAAGGGTATTTAGCCAAATACCTAAAAGAACTTTCGATTGTAGGCTTAAAAAAATAAAGATACCAACTAATTATTACCCATTAAATGGAGACGGTATAGACAAAAGATATATAAAAAGTTGGAACGGAAACCCTTGCAGCTCGGTGTACCAAGGCACTTGGGGAGGCAGCTTCAAAATGGGATGGACAGATAATCCAGCTTGGATTTTATATGATATGCTTTCTAATCCTAGATATGGTTTAGGAAATTATGTAAAAGAAGAGGACATCAATAAATGGGATCTTTATAAAATAGCAAGGTGGTGTGATGGGTTAGATGAAAACGGTCATTATATAGGAGTTTGCGATTATAAGTTTGGAAGAGAACCTAGGTTTGCAGCGAATATAATGTTCTCTGCTGAAACAGCGATATTTGATGCAATAAATACTATTGTTTCTATATTCAGAGGAGCTATATATTACCAAAATGATAAGTTAGAATTTACTGATGATAGGCCTAGACCATCAATCGCTTTCTTTAATAACCATAATGTAAAAGATGGCCTTTTTTCATATTCAAACTATAAAAAAGATGAGCAATATAATTCTGTTGAAGTCATCTATATAGATAAAGACGACGACTACAGATCAAAAGCTGAATACGTCCAAAACAACGAAGACATAGGCAAAAGAGGACCAGTAACAAAAACGCTAAATGCTATAGGGTGTACTTCAGCGGGACAAGCTAGAAGAACTGGTTTAAATTTAATATACCAAACCACTATAGAAAACCAATCCGTAACATTTGACTGCGGTTATCAAGCAATGCTTTGTAAACCTGGAGATTACATAGAAATTGAAGACGAGTTAAAAACCCATACAACTAATTACGGCAGAATAATAGAAGTCAACGCTGAAGAAGGTTACTTGAAGTTAGATAATCCTTACAATATAAGCTTATACTCTTCTTTTATATCGGTCTATGTGCCAAACGAAACAACTTACGACGGTCAAAACGAACTTAATTTTGAACTTGGCAGTCTTAATCAGACTGTTCAAATGAAAATAAATCTTTTTACTGAAAACGATGAGTATGGCTGTTATGTTTGGATAGACCCAACAGACGCAAATTATAGCTTGCTTCAATTTGTGCAAGCTGGAACTGCATATAGATTTAGAAAGAAAACAGAACTTTCAGAAGTATATAAAGTTTTAAGTATTAAAGAAAACGACAAAAGCGATTTCTCTATAATAGCGCAAAAATATGATCCAAGTAGATTTGATTACGTAGAATGTGATCCAATAGATTATCCAGACCCACCAGATGGCCCTGATCCAGATCCATACGTTCCTTATAGCACCCCTGGAGTTCCTGTTGGTACTGCTCAACCTATGGAAGCTTCTATCTCTAACGAAAAAGGGGTTTATGGAAATGTAAAGTTAGTAGAAAAAACAAAAACAAATTCAGTTGAACCTATAATAGAAACAGATTCAGAAAAAGAAACTTTAATGGGTCAAGCTTTGGAGGTTGTTAAAAAAGCCGAAGAAGATAAAGTAGAAGAAGATAAAGTAGAAGGCGCTATAGTAGAAGAAGATAAAGTAGAACCTGAAAACAATCTAGAAAAAAACAGTATTCCAGAATTTAAATTACACGAATTAAATGGAGACGATAGTAAAGAAAAAGAAGATATCTTTTTGCCCTTCCTTGACCCATTTGGTTATACAACTCAACCAACAAGATCAGAATAATTATGCTTATAGTAATACCAGTATCGAGAACAGATGAAAACCTAATAAATTCTTTTGTGGAGGTTTTTAATATGCAAGGACCTTATGAAAAACATGAGCTGCTAGTAGTTTGTAGACCAGCAGATAAAGACTGGGCAGAAAATGTTTACTATCAAATTGCAATAAAAAATAACAAATTCCAAAAAACAAGTCTAAAAGAGTTTAGTGGAGACGGACCTAGAGGTTGGCCTTCAGGTCCTAATTTTTATTGGGAACAAACAGTTCTGCATTTGAAAACAACAAAAAACAGAAAGCCTTGGTTATGGCTGGAGTTGGATATGACGCCATTAAAAAGCGGTTGGGCAGACGAGCTTTATAAAGAGTATAAAAGTTCTGGCAAGAAGTTCATGGGAAATTTTGGAGATACAACAACACTTACTGGAAGTGGAAAGTTAATAAAGCTTTGCAAGCATCTTGTCGGAGCCGCAATACATCCTCCTTGCGTACATAAATATTCAACATTCTGGGAACACGTATCTGGAATAAATACTGCTTGGGATGTTTTGTGCCAATGGGAGTTTGTTCCTTTGTCTCACGAAACTAAATTGATGCAGTTCTGTTTTAGAACTAAAAATTACAAAAGAAAAGAATCAATTGAAAATAACAAAAAAACAATTGTTGTCGGAGAAGACAATAACAAATTCCCAGATTATAGATTTGACCACCCGATAGACTTTGAAAACGCTGTTATAGTACACGGATGCAACGACGGCTCATTAAACGAGCTATTGATAAAAGAAGCAAAAGAAAAGAAAAAATAATTAATCTTTATCTTTTTTAAATATATCTTCCAAACTACAAATGAAATCTGACCTCAAATTCTTGGGAGTTTTCATATATTGTTTTTTAGCCCTCCTGTAAACTTTTCTAGTTATAGCATCTTGAGGATCTATTATCTCTCTTATTTTTTTACAAATTTTATTGTTCATAGTTTTGCTATATATAAAGTGCTATCTTTTAAGAGTCCCATTTTTTCATAAAATGATTCTAGTTTCTTTTTTTGTTTGCCTTTTTCAGTATTAGCCATAACAATATACTTTATACCGATATCCCTTGCAAAAGCAGTTGCCTTGCGGAATAATTTAAAACCAACCTTTGGGTTTTTGGAGATCCATAAATATTCAACAAAAACAGTTTCGTTATATTTGCTGTCCTCTAAAGTAAACGCGATACATGAATCATATACTCCATCTTCTTTATTTGCCCAAACGAAAAATTGATTCTGTAATACATGTCTGTTGCAAAATCTTTTTGTCATTTTTTCAGTATCATGACTTAGGAAATGGTGGTAATCACCAAGTTCTTGAGAGAATTTGATAGTTAAATGATGACAAGCCTCGTTGAAGTCTTCGGTTGTTAAGATCCTTTTTATCATTTTGATATAATTCCAATAAGTTTCCTCGCTTCTTTGGCTGGAATGTTGTCAAAAGATTCCCAATCTTTTACATCCTCATTCATATATTTCTTTTCTGTCCACAACGTCCTTAGAAGCCCCTTAAACTCGTCGAAGCTATTTACATCGTGCTTTGCTGCCAAAGTCTTTTCAAGCAGCCCAGAGGGCGTTATAGGCGTAGAGGAGGCAGTTTGTGTGCTGTTGCCAGTTGGGGCTGGATCAGACTTATCGATTTCATCGGCACCAACGATGTGAATGTTAAGGAAATTGCGAACGCAGCGAACCAAAGCTCTATTGCAAGCAATCGTCTCAAGAAACTTATCGCAGAAAGCATTGGTGTTTTCTATTGTGGCATTAGCGCAATCTTCGTAAGAGATATAGTTTTTCTCGTTTTCGTAATTGCTAACAAAACTTATATTACAGATCGCGGTAACATACCCATCGCTAACGTTAGCGACATCGTAACTAAGACTGCTATAACCCCTCAAGCGAAGCAAATCTTTAATGCCTCCGAGCATAACAAGTAACTGATTATCTTTGAGTCCTTCGATAGAACGAGGAACTTCTTTGTTTCTCATTTCAAACCAACCTTTGTTGGGGTAAAGGAACTCTGGCTTAATCATAGCCCTCCAATCAACAGATCCATCTTCGTTGAAATGGTATTCAGTATTGTCTAATAGTCCATGCTCGTTTCTTTTGTAAACGTCTGGACCATAAAACGGTTTTGTTTCTACTGGCTTTTCTGCAACAGTTTTCTTGGCGGCTTTTTTGGCGGTTGTTTTTTTAGCTTTGCTCATAAATATAAAAGTAATCTAGTTCTTCCCAGTAATCACTATTATCTACTATATTATCAGAATTGTCAATACCATTTTTCCAATGATAGGTTGATTTGTAAACCTTATTGCCATCGACCACCATTTTAAATGATAAAAACTTACATTTAATAGATAGGTTCTTGGGCTTTTTCTTTGGAGGGTTATGGTAAATTACATTTTGCTCAAAAAATTTAAACCTTATATCGTCAAGAAAATCTTTATTCATAACCAATATGTTGATGTCTATATTGAGTTTTTTGAAGGCTCTAAAATACTCTTTAGGTATGTTTACTGAATCACTTGTTATTATAATGTTTATCGATTCAATGTTTTTAGCCATTTTGTTTATTGACTCTGGATTGAGCAAAGAGTCCTTAATTGTAATGCTGCATTTATGATTTGAGCAGTATTGAAATACTGCAGCCTCGTTAACTAAGCCCTTATCCAACCTTAAGTTTAAGACCTGATCTTTGAAGACTTCCATGTTAACATAATTAGAAGGTATAATATCTATTGAAACTTTTTTATTTTTGTTTATTATTTTTGTTTTAAAATTGATCTTCGAATTTTTTACCTTAAGAAGATCTAAACATGCTTTGGCAACTCTCTCTGCTGGTATTTTATTAATAGGGTCTTTAGGGTCTGACAAAGCCAAGCTCGGCCTTTTATCCCATTCTGGCTCTATATCTATCTTGGTGTTTTTTCTAGACCAATAAGGAGTTGTTATTGACGGGTAAACATTACCATAAAGGCTAACTATAGGGATATTTTGATCGCTAGCGTATTGAGAAATTGCGTTATCAACAGAGATTAATAGCTTTGCTTTAGATACAATGTAGGCATTTTTTCTAAAACTTAAATTGCTATATATATAGTCGCATCTATCACTAACATCTTTATCTGAACCTATAACTACAACTTTAACGCCTATAGAGTTAAGAGTAACTTTTATCAAGTCTAAAACAAGAGAGTAATATTGATAGCATTTTGAATCTACATCTCTTTCATTATAAATTACAATATAGTTTTCTGGTATAACTGGATAATAATGTTTATTGACTATAGGTCTAGACGGAGAGACTTCAAGGTTTTTGGAGTATTCTTTTAATATGTGGGACATTTTATTATTTTCCGTTATGAATATTGCATGGAACTTTCTGAGTAGTTGTTGCTGGATAATAAGCAGCCTCAAAAAAACCTTCGTGTTCACCGAAGCCTTCCATAGAAATTGGATTGTCTAAATGCTCAGAGTAAGGAAGACATTTATATATATAAGTATTGTCTTCTATATATTCGAAAAATTCTGGCTTTGTAAATACATATATATTGCAACCCTTATGTTTTCTTTGTAAGTTTTTCATTAAGGAATTAACAAATAGTAAATCAGTGCCAGATTGAGGGACAACAACTGCGATTCTTTTTTCTTTGCCCTCGTCAGAAAGCATATCTTCAAAAGCTATTGGCTTTTTTAAGTTTTCTTTTTTTGCGACGCTTATAAAATGATGATATAATTTATACTGATCTATACTTTTATTTTTTAATTGAGATGACCAATGCTTATAACCTTCTGTATTGTGGTCTATATCTTCGTTTAATATGTTTTTATATATGTCGATCAAGAAATCAGAATCATTAAGGTCTTCTGGTATCTTGTATAATTCGTCATAATGAATATTTTTTATATCACAATCTTTATCAAGATATGGCATTGAGTCTATAGCTTCCTCTAGCTTACCCCCTATTACATCTATAGAAAAATTAGAAACAACCCAGTCCCTTGACTTTTTCCCAATCATAACTCTTTCTTCTTCGGTCATATCAAAAACAGACTGTAAGCATTTGGCTATACTGTCGGCATCTGTAGAAGCTTTTATAAATTGAGTTCCAGGCTCTCTGTATTCATGCCAATCTAATGCTATTCCGCCGCTCTCCTCAGAACAGCTATCTTCTCCACAAGAATAATTAGTCACCAGAGTTATTAGCTCTGTAAGTTTAGCTTCTTGAATTGGTATTTCTTGGCCACCACTTGTGAAAGGGTGGCAGTAAACATTCATGAGATTGTAAACTTCATTTAACTGCTCTTCATCTACCCCATTAGATATGCTGGTGGTATTCAAGGTTTGCTCACCACACTTTCTACATTTTTGATTTTCTCCAGAAAAAGGACGAACATGACAAGAGTTACAAGAAGAGCAAAAATAAGTAGTTAGGATATCATTTCTATTTATACTTTTTTCTTCAAGCAATCTATTTATATCCCAGCCTTCTCCCCAGTGGGTATGTAGTAAAAGCTTAGAGTTTGGATTATTTTTTTTGAATATCTTAAACCCGTCAAGTAGATTTGGAACAGATTTCCTTAACTGATTCCTGAAAACAAAACCAATAATAAAGTCATTTTTATTTATTCCGTGAAATTCTCTTAGGTTTTCTCTTCTGTCGCTTGCAAGTTTAAAGAACACATCAACATCCAGAGAACCTCTTAAGGTTTTTACATGGTCGTAACCCATATTGTTGAATTCTTTTTCAGCAAAACTAGACCATACAAAATAATTTTTGATTTTAGGAGCCAACTGGATTGCTTGAGGCAAGATTGGTAAGCTGTCTAGCGTTGTCCACACAACGCTATTGACTTTATTCCACCAAGCTTTTCTATGAAAGTCTGTGAACGCCCAAATGTCTTCTATCCCTATATATACATCTGGCCTTACCTCCTGTATGATTTTGTCTATTTCAAAATAACCATAGCCAGCCTTCTTTCTATCTTCTTCTGGTAGGGCTGAATAGTTTTTAGGAACAGTACCATAACACTTCCAAGGCAGCTCATTTAGGCTTTCGTCTCCAACCATTTTCATGTTAGCAGCCTCAACAATATTATATTTGCCAGTATTATAAAGATACTTTAATATATTTTTTTTATTTTTACCAAAGCCAGTAAAAGCCTTGCAAAAGTTTGAGTGTATCAGAATTGTTTTTTTTCTCATTTAGAAATAGAATTAGTTCTATAAGTGAATATCTTGTTCAGAACAAATTTAAAATATTGTGCGAGCAGATAGGCTTCAGACATTTCTAGCCCTATACCAAATTTATTAGCAGAGTTCCTTGTTAACGAGAAAGAGAATGCTTTAGATCCATCTTTTTTTGTATATGTACTTAGAGATATGGAGGTTTTATTATCGTCAAAACTATGGAAAACATTGTATTTGTCATAATTTTCTATAGCATAAATAAAGCCGCCAAGTTCAGACTCATTAAACTTAACAGATAGAGACTTGTCTGGATTTTTTGAATTGCCAGAAAAAGAACCGCTTCTTGTTTTTGAGTTCCAAGAATGTTGTTGTATAGCTGTCATGTATAGACAAGGCTCATCACTTTTTCCTTGTATTCCCAAGCGAAAACCAAAGGCGTTGCCAGTGTTTTTTGAGTTTGGTTTGTATAGTTGTATCATGTTTAGATTATTATAAATTATTCTTTGTCTAATTCTATTATATATATTGTTTTTTTGGGCGAACTAACGATAATACGAATCCTTGTCTTTTATTTTATAAAAGTAATCATCAAGAAAATCTATTTTTATTTCTTGTTTAGTATAGTTTGAATCTTGTTTGTCTGGGTCTGTTAAGCATCTTACGCCACATCCATATATACCTACCGTCTTAGCGTCTTCCAATATAGAAAAAGTTTTGTCTGTAAGCTCTTTGGAAAAAGAACCGTCTGGAGATATAAAGTAAGCAGCATAACCAGTAGCTTCTGAAGAAGGTTCCCAAGTAACGAGAAGATCTACAGAATCCTCTTTCTCTATTTTTTCTAATTTTATTTCAACTGGATCAATTTTAATTTTTGCAGAAGATTTGTCTACCTCCTCTTTATCGGCTACGCTAACATCTGTTGTTGATTGGGCGTTAATTAGTGGGTCAAGAAGCCTTTCTGTTAAAACTTTTATATATTTTTTTGTTATAAAAGAATAATTTACCCAGCCAAAAGCCCTCAAAGCAGAAAAGCAATATTTATAAATTTCTTCAAGCCTTTTGTTTTTGTACACCTCTTCTTCAATGAAAGATAGGTACAGCAGCCGAGCAAAGAACAGAGGCAAAACAATATCCATAGCCTTATAAAAATCTGCATGAGCTTTATCTTCTTTTATATCGCAAACAAGAGCGTAAGTATTTATAACATTGTTAAATCTAGATTTTGAAAAACCGCTTTCTAAACAAATCCAACATAGATCAAACATAGAATTGCCAGAAAAGGAAAGGCCAACATCGATAAACTTAAAAAGACCATTTTTAAAAATAACTTTTTCTGAATCTAAACAGCCGTGACATGTTTCTTTTTTATCAAAAAACTCTTTGTCATAAAGGCCTAATATAAATTTTTCAAATGTTTTTATTAGAATGAAAAAATAAACGTTTATATTTTTTTTAATATCTTCCTCTCCCCAAGTGAGTATATTTGGAGCTTGTTTACTCATTTCATTTAATTCTGCAAGAAGCGATTCGTGTTCATAGAAAATCGAAGGTTTTAATATGTAATTAAGATGATCTTCAAAAGTTCTTGTTGATTTTATTTCTTTAAAGTTTAAAAGGGCAAAAAGAAAAGAATCCTTTTCGTCTAAAAACTTGCCTCTTCCTAGTTCGTTTAAATTTAAAGCTTTTTCTTCTGTTAGGATCAAATATAACAAGCTTATACCTTTTGATCTATAAACTCCAGAACCAATATGAGAATTGCAAAACAAGGGTTTTGTTTTTTTAAGTATTCTGGTTTCATTTATAATTTCAGAACACCCTATATCATAGGAAGTTTTTATTATAAGTCTTTCTTGATTATTTTTACTTTCAGCTATATAGGAATCAAAGTTTTCATTTTCGTTATGAAAATACATTTTTGAAATAACAAAATCATCTAAGTGTTTTTTTATTATCTGGTCTGTAATTTTATAGAGGGATTCATAATCCACCTCATCCAACAACACCTCAGAAGAAAGTTGATTTTTGTTTTTCAGTATGCGTGAAAGATCCATTTTATTATTATAGGGTATTTATATTTCTTTTCAATAAAGAAAAACGGCGCACCAAAAGGTACGCCGCTTTGTATTAGTATGTAGGGTTTTTAGGTTTAAGCAATAGAACCAATCTTAACATCGCTAAGTTTAAGACCCGTAAGGCTTGTTTTGGCAAGCTTGCGTTGATCTTTAGCGTTGCGGTCATAAACAGTTACATACTGAGAACTTTCAGATACGAACTGTGCATTAAGAGCTTCCCCAGCTTTAGTATAAAGGCCGAAGAAACGTCCTTTGCTAGTGCGGATTGCTTTCATGATTTTATTTTGTTTTGTATTTGTCATATGCTTGTATATTAACTTACATTTATACTGTTGTCAACGTTTTTTATCGTTATTTCTGACTTTTTAGAGTTTTTTACCATTATTTTAGCTACTGGAACTTGTATTTTGTCTCTGGTGTATTTTTTAATGTCTCTAGCATGTAAATTTTTTGTTTTTAATTCATTAAAAATTAAATCAATTGTTGACTTTTTGAAGTTAAGCTCAACGTTCCTAACTAGAAGTCTAGATTTAATTTTATTAAGCTCGTACAGTATGATTCTTTTCATGTCAGAATCTTTAAGATCATTAAAAACCAAAACCTCGTTTATTCTTGCCAGCAGTTCTGGTTTTAATTTTTTCTTGACAGAATCTTTATATGAGTTTTCTTTAGTATCAACATCTTGAATAAATCCCATACTTTTCTTTGAGGCTTTTTCATGTCCTATATTGCTAGTTAATATAACTACAGATTTAGAAAAGTCTATTTTTTCGTGCTTGTTATCCTCTATGTAACCCTCGTCAAGAAGATGAAGTAATAGATTTAAAATTTGAGGGTCGGCTTTTTCCACCTCATCAAAAAGAACAACACAGTTAGGATTCTCTTTTACAAATTTTGTAAGCATGCCTCCTTCCTCATACCCAACATAACCAGAATTAGAGCCTATCAGTTTACTTATGCCTGTTTTATCGTAAAGCTCTGACATGTTTATTTGCAGTATAGCTTTTTCGTTACCAAAAAAATGTTTTGCTATTTTTTTTGCAGCGTATGTTTTACCTACACTTGTAGGACCAACAAAGAACATACTAGCCAAAGGCTTGTCGCTTTCTGTAAGACCAGCTTTAGCGCAAAAAAGAAGATCGTTAACTTTTTGGAGTATTTCGTCCTGTCCAAAAACTTCTTTTGACATCCTTTTAAAGAATGAAGAGAATCCTTGATTGCTGTTTTTTATTTGATCTATAGATACATTGCTATGCTCGGAAATAGTTTCTATTATATCAATTTTTCTTACGTTAATAGGGTTTGATGCTGATTTAGCTCCAAGGCTGTCAAGCTCTTTAATAAAGTTTTTAAATTTAGACTTTATAGTATTTACATCATCTTTGTTTTCCGCTAAACATTTTACAAAATCATTATGAGACTTAACCACTTCAGTTGATTGTTTGGAGTTTTTAATTTTAATTCTGGCTCCAGTTTGGTCTATTATATCAAAAGCTTTATCTGGAAATTTTTTATGGCTGATTAAGCTATCAGAAAGCTCTACAACACAATCAAGAACAGGCTTGCTGAATTTAACGTTATGAAATTTTTCATATTTATGCTTACAATGATAAATTATTTTTTTTGTTTCTTCTACATTAGGCTCATCTACATTTATATTGTAAAATCTTCTTTTCATTGCTGCATCTTTTGCAAAGATTTTTTGATATTCTTTTGATGTGGTCGCTCCTATACATTTTATTTCGCCCTTAGATAGCATGGGCTTTAGCATATTAGCTACATCTACGCCTCCTTCTTGATTGGTACCAGCGCCGAAAATGGTATGAATTTCATCGAAAAACAATATTATGTGTGGATTGTCTTTTACCGTGTTTAAAAGATTCTTTAGCTTCTCCTCAAACTGACCTCTATATTGAGTGCCAGCAAGCATTTCTCCAATATTAACACTCCAAATTTCACAACCAAAAAGATTAGCTGGGGCTTCTCCAGTGCATATTTTTTCTACAAGAGCCTCCACTATAGTGGTCTTGCCTACTCCAGCCTCACCAGTGAGTATAGCATTGCTTTTATTCTTTTTAGATAGGGTTTCTATCAAGAGTTTAATCTCTTTGTCTCTTCCGAAAACATTCGGCAACTTTCCTTGAGAATAAGATTCATTTAGATTAGTTATGAAGTCCACCCTTTTTTCTTTTTCAGCGTGGAGTTCATTTAAATCGACATTCTCATTAATAACGTCTTCATCTAAAAAGTCTTGAAGAAAATCTAAGTTGTTAGATTCGTTAGAGTCAGAATCAAAATCTCCGTTAATAAATTTTATTACAGAGGACTCTAATTTTTTAATATTAAATGGTTTTTCTGTTATTTTTTCAAAAATATAAGGAGACGTTGTTAGTAGGCTCAAAAAAACATGTTCGATACCTATGTAATATTGATCTAAACTGTGTGATATGTCGTTAGCTTCTTTTATAGTTTCTAAAACCTCTTCGTGCCAAGGGTCAGACCTTTCGCTTGAGAAAAACTTATCGTCGCCGTAAAGATCTTTTCTTTGTATTTGGTTTAGTAATCGTTTAGGCTCAACATCGAAACCCTCACTCAATAGTACAAAGCTAAATTGAGGAAATATATTTTTTATGCATCCATAAAGAACATGTAGATTATTTACATTTTTATCTCCTATTTTTTTTGATGCATCATAAGCATCCTTGTAAGCTTTTTTTGCTCTAGGAGTAAGGTTGAAATCTTTAAATATCACGCTGTTATATACACTCATTTTAGTTCAGATAGTTTCATATAGATTTTTTCTTCGATAGTTTCAATTTTATCAACAAAGATAACGTCATCTCCGACACTGCCAGTTATTATGACTACGTTACCTTTCTTTGGTAGTTTTTTACCAGAGTTTAGGTATTCTGTCAACCTTTCTTCTCTGCTAGAGTCAAGAAATAAACCGCATACAGGGCCAAGCTCGTCTTGCATTTCTATGCGAGCATACTTATTCCCGTTTCTACTTGTTCTCTTCATAATGTCTACAACATCACCGACAAACTTAACTCTCCTTCTTTCTGATGAGTTTCTAATTTCTTCCGAGGTATTGAATGAAGCCGAATCCCCCATTGAAAAGATATCTCTAATATTATAAGAGTAACTATAGCCAAGCAACTGCGTTTCAAAGTGCCAGTTGGCAAATTTTATATGGCTTGAGTTTTGTTCGTATATTCTTTTATACGGATCATATCTTTTCTTAAAAGTATTAAATCTTTTATCTGGGAATAAAACTCTGCCATCATCGGCTGGGGAGTTTTCTTTTCTACAATGATGAATAGTATTTAATATGTCATAATTAAATTTCTCACCAAGCTCTATTATGTTCCTTTTCTCTCTGTCTGTTAAAATATTAAAAGATTGAGCCTCAAGGACAAGGCGGCAACGATCAGAAGAAACAAAAGAATCTAATAATCCAGCCTGAATAAAAGCCGACATTGTGCCTATGTTTACACCACAATCTTTTGCCGCTATAAATACATCATATTTGTTTTCAAATTTATTCTCTCTGAACTCTATAAGAGATTGTATAGACTTACCAGAAACACCTTTTATAGAATTAAGTCCATATCTGATGTCCTTATCATCAATTGTAAAGTCAAATGCAGAAAGATTAAGGTCTGGAGGCAATAACTTGATACCAAAAAACGAAAGCTCTTGAGAAATCTTTGATATCTCTTCATGAGAGTTGGGTTCAAACCTAGCCATTTTAAGTAGGCTAAGAAAAAATTCCTGTGGGTGATTGAATTTAAGATAAATAGTTATCGCGGCCAAATAAGCGTAAGATATACTGTGAGACTTATTGAAAGAATAGTTCGCAGAATCTTCTGCCACCTTCCAAAGAACCTCTCCAATTGCTGGGTCTAAATTGTTTTCTTTAATTTTCTCTTCAATCTTAGCCTTCCAAGCTGGCATGTCCTCGACTTTCTTTTTACCAACTATGCGTCGAAGCTGTTCAGACTCATCAAGACTAAAACCAACCTTAACAGCCATCTTCATCAACTGCTCTTGATAAAGAGGAATACCGCCTGTGTAGCTTAAAATATCATCAAAGAACTCATGCACACAATTGAACTCTCCAGTTCTGACGTAATCGGCATAACTATCTTTAAAATCTAAAGCGCCTGGCCTTGCTATAG